TACCTGTAGGCACAGTAGCACTCCAACCAGAAGGTGCTGTTACTAGCTGAGTTCCAAAGTTGTAAGATCCTCCAGTAGGGACAGCAGGTGCTGCAGCAGAACGTCTAAAAACACTTAGCTGGTAAGTGCTGATACCGTTTGAACCAGGAGCTCCTGTAGCCCCATCAGTGCCATCTTGAACAAATATAAAAGGCGTTGACCAAGCAGGACTAACATTTTGTAAACCAGAATCTCCAATAATAGAAAACACAAACCTAACTGCATAAACAGGGTCTGTACCTGTAGGTACATCTAAAGACCAGCCTACAGGGGGTGTTAAAACGTTAGTTCCAAAATTAAAAGATCCATCTGTAGGTGCAGTAGGTACTGTAGTAGAGCGTTTAAAGACAATAGCAGTATAAACTGATTTACCAGCAGAACCATTTTGAACAACTATAGTAGGAGAAGACCAAGTTAAACTAGTATCTGTTCCAGTAGTGCCTACAATAGATGCAGTAGCTAAGCAGGAATACAAAGGATCTGTACCAGCGGGAGGTGTAGCTGACCAACCACTAGGAGGAGTTAATACTCCTGTATCAAAACTAAAAGAGCCACCAGTAGGTGTAGGTAAAGCGGTAGCAGAGCGTTTGTAAATCTGTAGTTGTGCAACACTAGTACCTGATGTGCCATCAATACCATTAACACCGGGTAAACCATCTGCACCTATAAATCTAGCAAAAGTAATTCCAGTTCTGATAGGTAGTGTTGGTAAGTCTCCTGAGTAAACATAGTAAGCTACATACTCATTCAAGCCTAAAGAGTACGTTTGAGTGTTAGTTGCAATATTGTCATTATTTGCATAAATAACTGCTACTTGATCAACAGCTGCTTTTTGAATAGTAAAAGATTCTACTAATTGAGTTGCAGCATCTTTAGCTAAAACTCTAGCAGAATACTTATTTAAGTTATTTAAAGAACGTACAGAAAACTTGTAAACCCCGTTATTTAAACCAACAACATCATAACTGTTAGTTAAAGTAGTAGTTAAGGCTTGCCAAGTAACTCCATTGTCTGAAGAAACCTCTACTAAAAAGCCGTTTACAGAAACTGTATTAGGATAATTCCAAGTTATTTTTCCTGAGCTAACTCCAAAAACACCATTAGGGTTGTCTGGGGTAAACAGCACGTTAGTTGGTTTTACAACAGGATAGTAGTAATCTGTTTTTACAGAAGCATACGGAATGTTATCTGGAACGTTCCAAGCAAAATTTTCAAAACTATACTGTCTAGCTTCAATATTTACCGTTAAATCTGCATTAGTTTTGACAGAATCAACTTTCATAGTTTCATTAAGCAAACCACTAGTGCTATCAGTAACCTTAATAATATCACCAGGTTCTAGTAGCAAACCCTTTTTAGAAGCTGTAAATTTAGCTCTCATTTCTCTTCTAGAAGTTCTGACGATTTGCTCTGCTTTAGCTAAAGCATGATAAGGATCAGAAGTGCAAGGTAAATAAATTTCAGTTTTTAAAAGAATTCCGCTATCTTCAGTTAAGTAAGTATTGTAAGGAGCAGAGTAACTAGTTGGCCAAGTAACTGTGTCATCTACAAAGTTTTCAAATTCACTCATAAAGCGAGCTACGCACTGGTTGTAACGTGTAGAAGAGTCAGGGAACTCTAACTCCATTCCTCCACGGATAATGTCTTCCTCTGTAAAAGTAGCTACAACTAATGCATCTTGCTCAGCTAAATCAATAGGGGCATCAAGCATTAACTTGTATTTACCGCCTGACCAAATTAGTTCTGCCTCTTCCATAGACTCTAAAATAATCTCAATATTTTCTCGTAAAGGTCTTTCTGAGTCAAGAACAATATTACACTCATACAATTTTATAGAAGTATTAGGTAACTGAGGTTGAGTTGTAATAGTGCCATCTTCATTTTCAACATCAGGTCTACGTCCATTAATACGCCCATCTTGTATAACATTAGTAGAAACTATTCTATCACAAATAACTTTTGCTTTGTAAAAAGAAGCTAAGTCAATAGATGAAAGAGATAACCCTTTTCCATAAACGTTATTTGTAAGATAATCTAAAAGAATTCTAGCAGGATTTTCTGTAAAACTTTTAGTAGTAGAAAGAGAATACACACCACTAGTATTTACAATATCATAAACTTTTTGCCCTTCAATAAAGAAAGATACATTAGGTGAGCTATTGTAGTTATACTCTTCTCTGTTTAATCTAAAAATCATAGAAGCGTAAGCAGTATTTGTAAACCGGTTAGTTGAAGGAATTGCATTAGCGGTTGCCATAGTATCAGCTACGCCACCATCCTTAAACACATGAATTCTTTGCCCGTACGCTAAGGTTTCTTCATCCCAATTTTTATCGTCAACAGTAATGTCAACTACATTGTTAATACCGCCATAACAGATAGCTTGCTGAACAAAAAGGTATTCATTTTTAGAACCTGTTCGACTAGATGTCAATCCATTTAAAAAAGTTTGATTAGCATTAATGGATGTTGGATGTGTATAGCTATCTTTTAGTTTATGATAAACCTTACCACCTGAAACTTTAGCTTTACCGTAAACAATTGGCAAGTAAAAAGGTTCGCCATCTATAGCTACGTTAACTTGCTTTCGCTTATCTAGCTCATTTCTAAGCTTTCTCATACGAGACTGTTGATATGCTATTGAAGCTACCGTAAGGGTTAACGAAACTGCAGTAGCAGCAGCAGCTGCTGATAAGCCTACTACTGTGGTAAAAAATGCTGTAAAAAATGCCATTAGTCTTTTCCCCACTTAAGATTAACAGTGTCGCCACCAGCATAAACTTCATCAAAAGAAGTATCTGTAGAGCTAACTTGATCCATACCATCTCTTGATACGATGTAGCCACCAATAGAATCTAAAGTAGCCATTGGCGAAGCTACTGATATGATAGCTTGCTTAACTGAACCATCATTAACTACTTTACCACTATCAATTAAACCTTCATAGGCAATTAAAACATCGTTTACTGAGTTAAGTAAAACATTTGAGCTATTGTAAAAAGCAGCATAGACAGTAACTTTTTTCCCAGTAATACCAAGCCTTAATTCTTGTTGAATTAAATTATCGTGATCAAGGAAAATTAACTCATATACTTCACGATCAACTGAGCTTGAAATTCTTGGAGGTCCAAAACTAACTAAAGAGTTATTACTTAAATAAGTTTCTTCATTAAAATCATGATTAAAAGAGTTACTAGTTACTAAGAGTGTAGTGCTTTTTAGCACAATTTTTGCAAATAATACAAATTTTGGATTAGGTAAATTTATTGCAGCTAATGCTGCTGCGCTTAGCGTTCTCATTTTAAAATGCCTCTAATAGCTTAATAGTTCCAGGATTTACAAGTACACCGTCTTCATAAATAATGCCTTGCAGTGTTTCTAAATCGCGGTAGTATTGTAAAACAGGTTTTGTAGTTGAGCCTGGATGGTGAACTACAGTTGAGCTAGAAATACTTTGACGTAAAGATGGATAAATAGGCACAGAAACAACAGTTGTTTGAGTAGTTACGTTTGCAGTAACTGTATAAATTTTACTATGACTAGCAAATTTAATAAAAGACCCTTTAGGTAAAAGTCTAGATGCTTGAGAAAAATTAATAAGAACAGAGTCAGCTCCTGCAGAAGTAGCACTAGCCGAACCGTTAGTAGTTACAGTTACTTTTTTATCAACTGAAAGCAACTGAGGCATAATCATAGTCTTAGCATCTTTGATACCTGTTACCATACCAACAAAGTAATCTTCTTCTATATCTTTAGTTTGAATTTGAAAGCTTAGTTCCCAACGTTGGGCACCTTGCGATGCCCTTTGTTGTTTAAGATTTACTGTATCTGCAACAAATACAGGTTCATTAGATTCAATAGTAAGAGGAGCCACAATTGGGCTCCCCTCAAAATAATAAACTGTCATTATCGTGATCCTCTCTCGCGATTAGTCATATTGACCCCAGCAGTGATCTCCGGAATCATACGGGCAATCTCTTTACGAGTTTGCATGGAGACATCACCTGAAACATTAATGTTGAACACTTGTTGTTTGTCCTTATTGTTATTATTTTCTTGTAGTGTTTTAAAAGCACTAGGATTGCTCGGTCCAACTAGTCCACCATTAGCAAAAGCTGGTAGACGACCTTTGTTAGCATTTAGTGTTTCAAGGAAAGGCAACCAACGTTTAGTTGTAGCAGCATTTACTACATACTCACCATTGGATAGCATAGCCATAATAGAATCTGAAGTAGCTGTTCCTGGTCCTGAAACAAAACCGCCAGTAGCAAAACCACCAAATAAGCTACCACCACTAAATAGGCTAAATAACCCACCAAGGCCACCACTACCAAACAAGCCAGAGAAAAGGTTACCAATACCACCAAATAAGTTTCCAAAGAAACCTTGGATACCTGAGAAGAGACTACTAAAGAACCCTCCTCCTGCTTGAGCACCATTAGTTGCTCCTTCACTTAAAGGATTTTGGCTAACTGCTCCAGAACTCATAGGCATATTAGTAACAAAAACAGGAGTACCGTTTTGCATTAACCCGGAAGTATTAGGCGCTAAGACTCCGCCGCCAGCTTGAGCGCCTGTGCCTGCAGCGCTTGAAAATAAACCTCCGAATAAAGAAGTTAGATCAAATTTATTAAAAAGAGCATTAGTAAAACCACCAACAAAATTATCAATAATATTATTAGTAAAAGTATCTAACAATCCCCCAATCATATCTTTAAAACTTAATTCACCTTTAAGTAGCCCACTAAAGTTATCTTTAAAAGATTGTAGCATTGCCTCAGCACCACTTAAACCCGCTTGAGCAAAATAAGCTGGGCTCATAGTAGTTAACTCAATAGCACTTTCAGCAATAGACTTTAGTTGTTCTTTAAGTTCCTTAATTTTATCTGTAGCTTCTGAAGTTTTATCACTAGCTTCACTTTTTGCTAAAATTTCTTTGTTAGTCTCAGAATTACTTTCTTTTTGTGTGGCTATTAATTCTTCTAAAGTTTTAGATTTGCTACCGTCCCAAAGAGACATAAACGCCTCTAGTGTATTTGTTGGAGCAGTTGCGTAAGTTCTACCACTACCCTCAAAAGAAGGCGAAACTCCAGGAGTATACCCTTCTGCAAATCGGCCATAAGTTCCTTTATTGATAGAGGCTAATAAAGGCCCAAACTTCTTACTAGCTTTAGCGTTAATTACAAATTCGCCATTAGATAGCATCGCAGGAATAGAATCAGAAGTACCTGTCCCAGGACCGGATACAAAACCACCTGTAGCAAAGTTTTCTCTAGGACCTACAGGTAAGCCAGAACCTTCTCTTATTTGTCTTCTAAGGTTAGCTCTACCTAACTCTGTATTAGGATCGAAGTTATTATTGTTTTCTAAACTAAATAAGTTTTTAAACCAGTTACTGATTTGAGTACCTAAACTTTTTAAACCTGTCCAGATATCATTTGCAATTGTTGCACCGATTTCTGTCCAGCTCATGTCATCAAACTTAAGAATATAATTCCAAATCTCTCTACCAGTACTAGCAATAGAGTTAAACCCTGAAACAAGAGAACTCCAAACCCAGTCTACGAAAGCATTTACAGCTGCTTGGTCTATAACATTGTAAGAAAGAAGTGCTTGCCAAATTGCAGCGGCAATAGCTGCAGCAATTACAATAGGCCAGCTAGCTCCTGCAAGTAGTAAAGCTGCACCAGCAAGAATACCCATAACAAGAACATCTAGTAGTTTGCCAATCCATTCAGAGCCAATTGGCATAAATCCTTCAATAATGCCTTTTCCTGTTAGACCTTTAGCCATAAACTGAACCATTGAAGCTGCAATGACAGAACCAATAGCAGTAAACACAATGAAAGGAACAGAGGTAATTGCAACAAGTAAAGCCGAGCCGATAGCTGCAATAATAGTTGCACCTAGACTAGTAATTACGCTAACTAATCCTCCAATTAAACCTAAGACAATAATTGAACCAAAGAAAATGCCTGCTTCTGTCCAAGAACCAGCTTCAATTTTAATACCTAAGATTTGTTCGCCTAATGCTCTTAGCTCTCCTTCAATAGAAGATGAAAAAGTAGTAAAATAACCTAGTAGAACACCAGCAAGAAGGCCACGACCAAAAGATTTACCTAAGAGTTTTTTAACTACTTGAATAAAATTTTTACCTAAATTTTTAATAGCAGCAGTAGGTATCTTTTTTATTAAAGACCTGGTAAGCATCGCTAAAAATTCACCGGCTATTAGAGTACCAGCATAAACACCTGCTTCTTGAATAGGGCTTAATTCCATACCTGAACTAGCAATAATATTTTGAGCAATTCCAAAACTTAAAGCACCAAAGCCTAAAGAAATACCTATGTCTCTAAGTAATGAAGCTTTACTTGTTTTTCCAGTAATACCTTTATTTAAACCAGAAGTCATGCTGCTTATTAGCTCGCCACCTTTTGTTTTTAAATACTCAAAAGTGTCATTAGCTAAGGGTTCTCCAAAGAAGTAAGCAATACCTGTAACAATACCAGAGGCAATATCTATGAATTGTTCAGAGTCTGCACTTAGTGAAGCTCCTGAAATACTTTCGATTAATGGCTTAACTACTAAGTCTGAAGAAATACTACCAATACTAAATCCTACAAGAGTACCTAAAACTGCACGTCTTAGATAGTCTCCCATGGAACCCCTACCTGCACCTTCAGTTATACCCATTACCATATCTTGAAAAATAGTTACTCCCAAAGAAGAACCAATTTTTGTAGCAGTGTCAAGTAAAGAACCTTCACCTAGCTCTAATTGCTGAGAGATAATTCCACCAATAGAGTAACCTGCAGCAAGACCTAAAGAAGAAG